GGTCTCGCGGCGCCAGTAGCTGTCACAGACATCTGGAGCATTTTTGGTCGTCAAGTCGTCCATGGGACCCAAACACCCACCCGCCTCGAAAAACACTCCAGGGACCCAAACACACCCCCCATATATTTTCACACTCCAGGGACCCGAACACCCACCCTATCATTTTGTCGGGGACCCATCCTGGCACCCTGGTATAGGTGATTTAGGTATTTATGACCCAATCGAGCTATAAATGCTCCGGCGAGCCACAGGATAGAAAAATTGACAATACGCCTTCAAGATGTCAGAATATGCGGACATTTTGAAGGGTATCATCGTGGCAACAGCGTCTGGCAAGAAAGAAATCTCCCTCCGCAACATCATCAGCTCCTATCCGACCTGGGCGCACCCTTCGGTGCATTACCACTCGGTCGACTGGGAGATGCTGCGCGATACGTTCCAGGGCGAGCGTCAGGTCAAGGAGAAGGGCCAGGTCTATCTGCCGCAGCCGTCCGGCCTGGATGAGGCGGAATATGCCCTCTACCTGGAAAATGCCACCTTCTACAACATGACGAACCGCACGGTCGGCGCCCTGGTCGGCACGATCTTCCGTCGCAANCCCGTCATCTCGAACCTTCCGAAGAAGCTCTCGAAGAAGGTCCGCAAGATCACCAAGACGAACCAGTCCCTGCGATCCTTCACGCGCCGCACGGCGAAGGAAGTGATCCACATGGGGCGCTATGGTGTCCTGGTCGACATGCCTGCCAGCGGAGGGGACCCATACCTCACCGGCTACGTGACCGAGGCGATCCTCGACTGGTCTTACGAGATGGTCGGCGACCGTGAAGTGCTGACGAGCGTCGTNCTGATGGAAGCCTATCTGCCGGAGCACGCCGCAGGCTCGACCACCGGTCAGCGCGCCTACAAGGTCCGCATCCGCGTGCTGCGCCTGATCAACGGCATCTATCAGCAGCACGTCTACAACAGCACATCGACCCAGGTCTATCCGGAGATCAATCGCATCGCCGACGAGATCATCACGCCGACGAACCGAGGCACCGCGCTCAACTACATCCCGTTCATCCTGTTCGGGACCGAGAGCAACGAGCCGGACGTCGAGCGCTCTTCCATGCTCGACATCGCCCAGATGAACATCTCNCATTTCCGNTCCTANGCTCACCTGGAGCATGGGCGCTTCTACACCGGCCTGCCGGTCTATTACGTCTCGAAGGGAACCGGNGAAGGNAAGGGCGAGTACACCATCGGCGCCAGCGTCGTGTGGGAAGTNGGNCCTGGGGAGAAGGCAGGCATCATCGAGTTCAATGGNAACGGCCTGAAGTTCCTNGAGAACGCCATNGCCACNAAGGAAGCCCACATCTCGACCNTNGGCGGGCGCCTGATCGGNGTCACCACGTCCTCGGTCTCGGAGTCCGACAACCAGGTCAACATGAAGGACCGCAACGAGCAGGCCCTTCTGCTGAACGTCTCGATGGCGCTGGACGAAGGGTTCACGCAAATCCTGCAGTGGTGGGCGAGCTGGCAAGATGTCAAGAATTCCGACGCGGAAGAGATTTCCATCGAGTTCAACAAGGACTTCATGCTGAAGGACGCCGCCGCCCGCGAGTTCCGTGCGATCCAGCAGATGTACGACGACGGCATCCTGCCGATTGAGGTGGTATACGACTACCTGAAGAAGGCGGAAGTCATTCCGGACTGGCTGGAACTGGAAGAGTTCAAGAAGCTTCTCGAATCCAAGAACAGCTTCCCGAACAATCCGGACGCGGAAGCCAATTCTCGCGGCTTCCCGGATCGCAAGACCGAGCTGGAGCTGGAAGAGGCNGACAAGGATCGCAAGAGCCAGGANCAGATCGCCGAGAGCCAGGCGGCGGTCGCTCTGAAGCAGGCTCGAAACCAGCCGACACCCGGAAAGACAGCATGATCTTCGCGCTCTGGAATCGATTGGCGGTGGCGATCTCGGTTCTTGGCCTGACGATCTTCACCTTCTCGATCCCTCACATGGGGGAGATCATCATTTTCGGACTGATCGCGGCATTCGTCGCGGTCTGGGTAGCGCTCAACATGTTCTTCTCCCACGTCAACGAAAGGACCCGCAATGCCCGCTTTGACAACACTGATTCATGACGCGAAGCTCGCCTTTTGGCGCCATTTTTGCTTCGCGCACCCTGATTATCTCCTGTTCTTCGGATTCCGGGTTATCCCCACAGGCGCTCGTCCCTAAAGGACAGAAAAACTGACATCACGTGTTGACAAGTCTGACGACAGGTGTTTAATTCTGTCTATCAAGTCAACAAAAATGACATTGACGCTGGAAAGAGGCACCCAATGCAGGAAAATGGTCTCGACTTCGCACCAAGGATCGGAAAGGCCGAGAAGGTCTTCGCTTTGATGTTGATCGTTGTTTTCATGCTCGCCGGTTGGGCTGTCACCGAGACTATCTCGACCGTTTTCCAGACGATCTTGTCATCGATCTAAGGAGTCGCACATGTCTGGAATTCTTCGCCCCGTGCTCTATGCGCGGGACACGAGTGGTGGCGTTCGCACCTGGCGCATCGAGACGGACGGTTCCCGATACCGTACTCTCTCTGGCATCCAGGACGGAAAGCAGGCGGAGTCCGGCTGGACCCAATGCGAGGCGAAGAACCTCGGCAAGAAGAACGAGCGCGACCCCATCGCCCAGTGCCAGTTCGAGGTAGAAGCGGCCTACACGAAGAAGCTCAAGCAGGGCTATTTCGAGGACGTCGCCGACATCGACAAGGGCAACACCGTCTTCCCGATGCTCGCTCTTCCCTACAAAGACCTGAAGAAGGGTCTCGACTGGGACAATGAGGAGTATTTCGCCCAGCGCAAGTTCGACGGCATCCGCAATGTGGCCCGCGCCAACGGCAACTTTTCCCGCACCGGCGAGGTGACCGCGACGTTCCCCAACATCACCGAAATGATGCAGGACATCGACGTGAAGTACCGGGGCATCGTGCTCGACGGCGAGCTGTACAATCACGACTACGCCGAAGACCTTCCGAAGATCAACAGCCTGGTCCGCAAGAAGGACCCGTCTGCAGCTGATGTCGAGAAGGCTCAGGGCCTGCTCCAGTACCACGTCTACGACTTCTACTGGGGCAAGTATCCGGACATGCGGTACGAAGATCGACTGGACCTGCTCGAAGAAATCTTCAACGATTTCGATCTCTTCGACCATGCTTCGTTCGCATGGGTTGAGACCATCAAGGTCGGAAACCAGGCACAGCTTGACACGCTCTACGGACAATTCCGCCGCGAGAGCTACGAAGGCCAGATCATCCGCTCGGCTTCCGGCGTCTATCTGATCGACCAGCGCCCGAAGCACCTGGTCAAGCGCAAGGAGCGGATCGACGCCGAGTTCGAGGTGGTCGACATCCTCGAAGGCAATGGCAACTGGGCGGGCGCCGCCAAGACGGTCGTCTACAAGAACCCGCACAAGGAAGGGGACACCTTCTCGACCGGCCTTGCAGGCGAATACGAGGACAACGCTGCGATCCTGCGGGACAAGGCGAAGTACATCGGCGGCGACGGCACGGTCGAGTTCTTCAAGCTCTCGCCATATGGCGTGCCGATCCAGGGCGTGACGAAGCTGCTGCACGGCGGGAAGAGGGCTGCGTAATGAGCGTCTCGACCACGCTTACCACCGATGAGCGCAACGCCCTGCGCGAGCTGATTCTTGAAGAGATCAGGTTCCACAAGCACCGATCTTTCCAGCAGTTGCTCTCGAAGGCCAATCGCCAACACGGCTTTCGCGCCGACGACAACACGACGGTCTACTACCGCGCCATCGACGGCGCTCTCCAGGCTCTCCGGCGCCAGGGCGTGATCGAATGGTTCCGGTTCGGGACCTACAAGATGTGGAAGCTCAAGGAGAATGTCTGAAATGTTCCCAACCCACCTCACCGAAGGCGCCGGTCGCCCGCCGTTCCAATTCCCTGTCCTTAAGTTCCCGAACAGCCGGTTCCCGAAGGTCATGTTCTCGGTCGACATCGAGACCCTGTCGACTGCCAAACACGCCGCCGTTCCGACAATCGGCATCGCGGCTTTCACCACCGAAGGCGTCATTGGCTCGCGTCACCTGGAAGTCGACTACGATGACCAGGTCAACTCCTTCGGTCGCCACATCGATCCCAACACCCTTCGCTGGTGGCTGCAGCAGGACCAAAAGGTACGAGATGCCACCTTCCTGGGAGAAAAGCGATTGTCTCCTGATGACGCTTTTTCTGTCATGGATGCATTCATTTCTGGCATGCGTTCACAGTTCAACGAAGAGCGAACGCTGGTCTGGGTGAAGGGACCTCACTTTGATGCTGCGATCCTCGAAACCCTCGCGGAGGACTACGACGTCAAGATGTCGATCACCTATCGCGACTGGGTGGACGTCCGAACCATCAACCTGCTGTCCGGCTACTCCGCCCCTGCTTTTGATGGTGCCCACAACGCCGAGACCGATGCCATCGAGCAGGCGAAGGAAGTGATCGAGGGCATCAAGCGTCTCAACCTCGACTGACCAGACCTCCAACAGAAGGAATTTCACCATGAAGAAGCTCAGCACCATCTCGTCGTTCGCCGTGCTCGCCCTCCTGACGGTCTCGCTCTCCAGCTGCGGCGTCGATCCGAAGAGTGCATCTCGAGCGCTCGAAGCCCAGGGNATGAAGGAGGTNAACATCGAGGGCTACTCGTTCTTCGGATGTGGCCGCGATGACGAATTCGCATCCAACTTCTCTGCCACCGGTGCCAACGGCGTGAAGATCACCGGCACCGTCTGCCAGGGATGGTTCAAGGGCACCACCGTGAGGTTCGACTGATGGACGGCTGGACCTTCAAGAACTACCTGCGGGCGGCTGCAGTCTTCCTGGTCGTTCTTCTCATCGCCATCATCCTCTCCAGCTGCACGCAGGAGGTGGAAAGCGTCGAGCACAAATCGAACGGGATCACGGTCTATCGGATCACGACCATCGAAGGGTGCGGCGTCTATGGAATCCACCGAGGAACCATCACCACCACGGTCTACACAACGATCTGCCCTTCGGGGCAGTCGTCCACGCAGTGGTCGCGCTCGTGCGGGAAAAGCTGCACCAGGACCGAGATGGTCGATACAGTAAGGAAGGAAGACTGATGCAGCCGAGCCATTTCCGTCAGGCGAACCTGGTCCTCAAGGCCCCTCCTGGCGAAGAGGAG